CAGCGCAGTACCACAGTACATCTCCTATCTCACTGGCTATGTCCTCTCGCCATGTGTCAGGTCTTTTGTCAGGTCCATCACGAATAAGTTTCTTTACCTTGTTGGCTACCTCTCCTGCCTCACCTGCCATACCCAATGCAGGATAGATAATCTTATGTTGATCAGGATAAATTGCTGTACTAGATGCTGACCTTTGATATGAATTAAAATCAACCATGTCGTACTTGTCCTTCAGAAACTGCTCTGCTTCTTGCTTTAAGTTCATTCCCCTTTACCCTTTTTAGTTGCTCAAAGTAGGCTTTATTAAACCCACGTAGCCATTCCCGATGCTGCATAGTATCTTTATGGAATGGATTAAACACTCGCCCATGTTTAAAATCGTTGTAACCTTTCTCGTGTTGAAATTTTAACGGTGCATCATACTTGCCAAGGCCACGTTGTTTGCGAGTTAAATGTTTCATATGCAATCTCCTTATACTAAGTTTACTAGTTCTGCTTCTTGGTATGGAATGTGAAAGAAGTATTCGTAGCGTCCTGCATTGGACAGCCATATCTCCTTTGCACATTCCTTGGTAAGTTGGTAGTCCTTTATTCTCCAAGCCTTCTCACAGTCTCTACGTATAATATAAAAGTTACAAAATGTTTTGTCACCTTGTACCTGTGTATATTTATTTATGAGTCTGTGTTTTCTATAGGGTATGCGTATGTCAGTCCAACTAGGATTCCAATCACCTGTCCATTGGTTCTTCATCTCTACCTCACTGTAGTACATACACCCATTTTTCTCGCTTTTTATATCAAAAGAATAATCTTCTTTTGTATTAAGAATGGTGTGCCCAATACTTTCTAGATAGTTTGTTATTGTTATCTTAGCCTTACTGTCATTCTCCTTATAAGACTGAGGCTGAAACTTTCTATAATACGATCCTTTAATTGGTTCTAACATACGCTTCTCCTTTATGCTCCAATGTCCACAACTTCACAGACATCACCAGTGCAAGCAAATGTTTGACTTGACTTAGTGCTGTCCTCTTTTTCATACTCAGATAACACAGACCAATCAATAGCCTTTGGCATCTGCTTTAGTAATGCCTGATATTCTTCCTTAGTGCAATCCTGATATGGTGCTTGCTGATAAGTATGATCAGAGTGTGGTAGAAATGACACACCTGACATCTCATCAAAATGTTTATATACAAATGCACCTACCTCTAGCCACTCATCGTCACGTACTGTGCAGGTCACGCTAGGTTTATGTTCGCACCAATGTCGTTGATACATCAACCATGTCTCTAGCTGCTCAACTGCTGTCATGTCATTACGAGTAACAGCTTTGTGTGGTGCTTTCATGGGAAAGCTAAACACTGTAGTAGTGTCAGGATTAAATACACACGGTTCAGCAGGTATGCCCTGATCCTTCATCATGGTTGTAAGGGGATCGTTATTATCTCCTCTAACGGTTCTAATGTAATAGTCGTTATGACGTGCATGTATCCCACTGGCTGAGTCCACGAGTTGTGAGACAGTTCCGCTAGGTTTGTTGCAAGAAATAGCAGTGCTATGATTAATACCAAGACGGTCAGCCCATAGAGCATTAGTATTGACTGCAACCTTACGTAAGTGCTCAAGTGTTTTATCTAATCCTTTGTTCTTAGTGGTCATTAATGGGTTATCCATTACCCCTGTGAGAGACACACCGAGCAGTCGTTCTTCTTCTGTATTTCGCTGCCACACTTTTCGCAGATATGGGAACTTGGTGTATGTAGACTGTATAGTTCCAAGAATTGTAGCCAATCGTACTTTACGTTCCAAATCTTCCAGAGCGTCAGATGCACGAACAACCACCTCTGTAAGATTGCAAACTTGACCTGATCGTAGTATGATTTCGGAACAAGGATTAGTGCCGAACTCGTGTTCAGGATCACGCCTCCCATATTTTGCAGCTTGTTTCTTAGATGCTTCACGATTAAATATCCCCCTCTCACCTGATTTACTTTCTACTAATGCCAACCACTCACGCATAAACGTTTCTGAATCTGGCTTTTCTGTATACGACACACTGTTGTTAGCTAACGCCCTGTGTGCAGCTTCATTCCACCACTGTCCTGACTTAGCGTGACGCATACGATCATCACTAAGGTTAGACAAACTAATCATGGCACTACGTCTGACGCCACCTACAACAACTATCTGTCCTATGAAACACATAATGTCGTGACACTCTAGTGACGTAAGCTGTCTGCCCTGTGCATTTTTAAATGTTGCTACCGTAAAGTTAAACAGATCAACCAACGGTGCAGGTCCACTAGCTCTACCACCAAATGTTTTTAGTCTAGAACCTGCAGGACGTACTCTACTAACATCCCACTGTGGAATCTCACCTGCCCATAAAAGAGCCAACAATTGACGATAAGACTTAGCCCACCCTTCCTTGCTGTCCTTTACCACAATGGTAGTATCACTATTGAACAGTTCAGGCACTTCGGGAAGCTTGCTAATGAACTGACGCTCTACGCTGAAACCAACGCCAGTGCCACACAAGAGGATGAACATTGCTTCATCAAAGGCGTGGGGATGGTCTACATGAAGATATGAACAGTTGTACATGCAGATGTTATCACGATCTGCTGCTGCACCTGCTGTCATCATTGCTCTCATGCTAGGCATTACGTCTAAGCTAAGTATAGCATCACGTATTTGATTTATATAACTATCGTCACCTGCAATCTTACGTACAACATTATCCATATAACGTTCTACTGTTTCGCTCCAACTCTCTCGTCTTTGTTCTTTCTCTAACCACCTAGCAT